TTTCATTTTTGTCATATTTTGATTTGTTATTTTAAGTGATAGTTGTTGGTGATTTCACATTCGTGTTCACCATGGGTTTTGAGGAACTTTTTTCCTCTGATCTTGGGCATTCTGCCCAACTTAGAGCCACCCTATGCGGGGGGTTGGCTAGTTTTCTTCGGAAAACTATAACTACCGTACAGGCTGCCGGTCCTGAGATCCGGAAAATTGCCTATTCTGCTCTCTGGGGGGAGATTGACTCTGTTAAGGAGTTAGTGCCCCTTACAGAAAGGATGTTGGCTGATCAGCTAAAGGCTGATCTACTGTGTACACGGGTGCGCACTCAAAAGTGCAGTCCCGCAACCACTAGCAGGTTTTGTTCCTGTGGTGGTGTTCAAAGGGAGTCTTCAATGGCTCTTGTAAATGTGGTGGTGGACGTGGATGTTTGTCCACCTGGGCGCAATTTGTGTCGTAATGGCACTCATTGCACTAGACATGGGGGTCCGGGACAATTTTCTGAAAGGAGAATAATCCCTGTTGAGGAACCCGTGTGTTCACTTTGTTCTGGGACTGGTATTCTCCCAAGAAGTGCTCCCTATGAGTATCTTCGAAAGAACTACGAGCTACAAACCAAAACCTTTGCTCGTCCTAGTAGCCCATTACATGAGTGGGTGCTAGAAGAAGGTTCCACTTCCCGGTTTGTACGCCGTTGTCAAGAATGGAAGTGGAAGTCTCGTGATTGTTTGGGACTTGAGGATGAAAATTTCGTTGATGTCTCAACCTGGATGGCAGCTGCACAAATTCTTTTTGATAATATTGATGCGCGTGTCCACTATCCAGGGACAAACTATATGGTGTTAAATGGTGGTTCTAAGGGTTATGATGACTGGTGTAGGCTTCCACCTTCAAAGGAGATGTGTGATCGCCTATTTGATTGGTGGCATCGCAAGAATACTCCTAATTACACAACACCAGAGCATACTCTTATGGATTTTATCAAACCACGTATGGGGAAGTGCTATCTACCAATTGAAAAAGATAAGCACATTTTGCCCTATGAGTGGTCGGGTAGAGTTCCATGTGGGGACTTTACTGTTTTTGGACACTGTGTAGATGGTCTGATGAGCTCAATGGAAGAATTTTTAGATGTTTTTTATGACTGTGCTGCGCAGTTTGATGGATATCTTGAGTTCTACCTAGATGCTTCTGAGAAACCTTCCCATATTGAAGGGAAACTTGGTGGAGTCCAAGTGCTGTTCAAAACTCCTGCAGTCTGTTCACCTGCAAAACTCCTACCTGAAATTGGGGAGAGTGATTTTGACGCTTTAGAGAGTGATGTGCATGACTCACACATTCCTGCACTCTTTAGGGACAATGGACTATCGGCTTTATATTCTAATTTGGTTCTCAATGCCGTTCAAGTCCAACCTATCTTGCGAGCACACCCAGATCGGGAGGAAATAGAAGACCAAAAAGATTACCTTGAAAATAAACAAGGTGGTGAAGTCTTTAGTACTCCTTCCTTCATTAGAATGCTTAAAGCAAAGAAGAAGGAGGTTCGTGGTAAAGAATTCAAAAATGGTTCTGAAGGACGTCTGGTGCGTAGTGCTGACCTCGAGCTATCCAAGAGTGATGTTTTTATTGCTAATACATTAATGGAGAGCTTGAGGGCAAAGAATATTGTGAGGACATTTATGGGTAATGATCCTAGATTGTCCAAAACGTGTGTTGATCTCACCAATAAGGCTGAAATTGTTAAATACCCTAGTAGGGAATTAACATCAACGGCTGAGGGTGTGTTAACAGCACAAGTTTTTACTGTGTTGAACCGGCCTCAATATCAAGAGATAAACAAGCTTGCAGAGAGGGGCTGGAAGGAGGCAAAATCTGTTTGTCTCAATTTGCATATAAGGAGCTATCTCCCTGTGCACTCGCCTGTTTACGCTTTTTGTGTAATTATGTGGGGGCATAGTTCCAATGCTGACCTTGCTAGCCTTTGTGGTGCCTACTGCTATCTTGGCGATCAAGAAGCATCCATACTTGAACTTCCATTGTTATGTAGTCATATTGGAAATTCAGTGGATGATTTTCAGGCCTATGAGAGGTCATTGGTCCTATCAACCTGCTTTTATGGTTTGTCTGGTATCAAAGCAGGTCAACAAATGTTTGGAATTACAGCTGTTGAATTTACGGAGTATCTCCCATCTTCGTTTGGGGGGATCACACATGAGCGTGATTCTTGGCATGCATTATTGCGAAAGCATCAAGGCAAGGAAAAATCTAGATTTATATCAGGATTCAATGTTGTTGATGTTCTTGAGGCTGGCAAGGAACGGGGTATGAAATTTCCTGATTTCAAGTTGGAACCCGTGGATTTGACGCAACCCATTGTGCGCAATTTTGGGGAAGAGAGGCAACCTCTTTTAAATAAAAGCAGTAGTTTGAAGGTTGGTACTTTTGAGCGTTTCCGAGCTGGGAATATATCAATAGGGCGCCAACTGGATAATCGTGTTGATGCTATTGAATATGAGCTTGGTAGGGCATCAACCAGTCGTGCTGGGGATCTCCGCAGTGAGATTGATGGTGTTGAGCGTCGTCTCAATACTTTTAACCTTAAATCTCTTGGTGATTTTGCTTTTTCAGCTAGGATTAAGTATCCCAAGGCTGTTTCTGTTGGTGCTGTGCTCAGCAAGATTGATTTGTTTGCATCCATTACAGGAACAAATTCCCGGGTGTGTGCGGAATGGCTAGAAATGGGATATATAGATAGAAATTTACGCTTCATTTCGCACTTAAGTGCTGGGCCTTTCCTGGGAGCTGCAGTTTGGTTTGTGTTTGATGCTTTTGGACATATGCCAACCAATGTTTCAACAACCATAGAGCTTGAGAGTGTTCGGCACTTATGTCCACATGTTCAAATTCTTAAGGACAGTACCACTGATATGTGGGTTCTAGACTTTCATCGTTCATGTGGACAGAGTTTGAGTTTTTCTGGTACGGGATTTCTCAAGCCAACTCTATGGATTATTTCAGCATCTTCAGCCCAACTTGAGTGTTCTGCGGATGTCGATTTTGTGCTTGAAGCATATGCGACAGGGGATAG